CCGTTGGTGGGGTGTGGAAACCGGACCTGGCCACACCCCGGCCCACTATTTGTGTCTTTTACCGTCGCTGGAGTTTGCAAATTTGGAGTCTTTCTTCCCCTTATTCGCTGCAGCGACGCAAGACCAACATTTAGTGGGTAAAGATTCTGCGAATGATGTTTTTGAACCTCTACTGTTCTTTTTCTTTCGATCCATGTGCTCAATATCAATGGCCTGGAAATAAAACTCTCCTTGACTTTCACACCGCTGTCCGTTCTCATCATTCCAGAACTGTCTGGTGAGGCACGCCTCGCCTCGATTACATATTATTGTGACGGTGTCGAATGAATCGCATTTCGTAGTCGGGCAATATCCAGATGCCCGACTAAAACCACACCTTTCACCTCCCAAAATGTATGGGTCAATGTACGTTTTTGGGACAATGTTTCCAGTAATTAATTGACCAAAAACGTCGGTCAGGTCATGACGGGCAACTCCTATCGCCTTCCGCATTTCTTTCGAACAGGTTCGACTCTCGTCGTTGAAAAGGGCATCAGTTTCTTCATGTAGGTCGTGTGCCTCCAATGTTTTGGTGACATTGATTCCATCGAAAGCCCCCATGAGTTCATCAACTATGCCCTGTTCATCAGATATGACTGACTTCTCCGAAAAGGCCTTTCTGAGATTGTCTGTCTCATCACTGTCCTCAAATTGGACCATGCACTCCATGTGCATCAAGTCATCTATAGATTCCGCCTCTTCCAATGTTAGATGGAACAACTGATGCTTGAAATACCTCGGGGGTTCCATTGATTCGAGCTCAGCATCAAAGGACTCAATGAATTCATTTTCATCATCATCGGGGTGTAGACGTTGACTTGCTAGAGCCTCATCAACGTTAGAATTGCAATCAGGGTTAATACTACTCCATTTTGCCCTATCGTAACCAGATCTAAAGATTTCTTCATACGTGATTGTTATGCCATTTCGGTCTTTGTTTAAAATTTGCATGGTCCTAACTGCAAGGGGATAAAGTATGGGGGTGTTACGCCCTGACACCATGATGTCGGCCATTTTACTGACAAATATCGCAATTCTGGTCAGGTCTTCCTTGCTTCTGTCTGGGTAGGTGGCTAAATAAACTCTCAGGTCCAGTTTGTCATTCTTTCTGTATATGGGTAAAGTCTTGAGTCTCCTGGCAGCATCAATAACAGATACAACAGACAAGCCTGGGTTGTTTATAGACTGACACGAGATTTCTCGACCCAAAAACTTCATTGGTTTGTGGGTCTCAGCTTTACTACGTACCACAGTGTTCTCCAACGTGAACATCATTCCGAAATGTTTTCCCACACCGCACATGTCTTCAAAAGGCATGTCAGCTATAATAGCATCATCCCCGCCATGAGCATTGGAAAAACATTTGGTCATTGCCTCCTCAGGGCTCATACCTCGCTTCGTTCTGTAGGCTACATAGACAACCATTATCAAACCAATGGTGTTGAATATACTCGTACTGAATGAGCCTGACATTTTAGATAAAAGGGAATTGTATCTTACCTTCCAATCTTTTCCATATAACTTCACGGTGTTGAAAATGTCGTCAGCCAAGGCCTGTTTTATCTTGTCATGCTCGCATTCATTGAAAGGCATAGTGGCCATGAGTGCCTCAAATATTTTGAATGCTGCATTTTGACTGGCGTCATAAGTCTTGAGATCAACCACAATTAAAGTGTCTATAAACCCGTTCAATAGCTGTTGGATTTGCTCGTCGACTGCCTGATTGTCTTTGAAACAATACGCAGGGCAATTTTCTTTGAACAGCTTTGACAGCGCGGAACAGACAACCTGAAGATAAAAGCTCCTAACTTCAGTTATAATTCTAGCATGTTTACCATTACCGACCTCGTCCTTTATGTGTGCCTGGGATTGCCCACAAAAAGCGTCGGGATCTATTGATACTTGGTGATGTTTACCAACCTGCTCGGGCTTGAGCTGTCTCAACAAGTCTTCGGGTTCTGCAATGAATATTTCTTTGTCTTCTGGTCTCTGCTTACTCATGAATAACTCCATGAATTCCTTACCCAATAGACAATAGTGCGCCGTAATGTCTAGCCCGTCCATGACTCCAAGACCACCGGGCAAAAAGGGTTTCATTCGGGTTGTGGTGGTGCAGGTGACGCGTCCAGCAACCCCCGAACAGACAACCAGTTTGTCTTTTGAGTTCGGTAAACTGAACGCAGCACCTCCATAAAGCATGTCCAGGTTGAAGAAATCGGAACAACAATGCCCGTGCAGATTGTTGTACGCATATGGTTCACTTAAGGCAAGATCTCTAATAAAAGAATGTGTTACATTGTTGGTAATGCAACCCGTGAATTTTATGGGACTCAAAATTGAACTTTTCATAGACCTTAGTATTGACATCATGCCCGAATCCATGGATTGATCTGGCTCATCTATACCCTTGTCTTTGCAATATGCATTTATAGCACCACGCACTGTGTTGATAGATACGTGAGTGCGGGTAAGTTCACAAACTTTGTCGAATACATGTGTGGGCAGCACGCATGATGTTCCTGAGTTGTATCTGCCCAATGAGGTGGTTGCATTGCCATTGCAAACCCTCCGTATTATTATTAGTTCATTGTCGACGCCACAAGTGGATGGGTCAAAGAAAGTTGGTTCACCGTGTGGTATGAGCCATCTAACGTAGCCTCCTAGTAAATACCACCTCGCCAATGGGATTACGAGCACATATTTAAAGTCACCAACTCGTAGGTCCTCTACCCTGACGAGGGTGGTGCCTACCTCCCACCCAAGGAATCTATGCCGAATGTAGTTGAGTGAATGACTGTCCTTATGAAACTCAATAGGTCTGCTGAATTTTGGAACGGAAACACTGCAATTTGAACATCCAGTTTGTTCGGTGTATTCAATAACAGCACCATTACCGTGTCTAATAGTGCTGTGAATGAATGGACTGGGCAAATGGCTGACAGACCCTCTGCAAAATTCGGCCCTGGACAGGTTTGTGCCGGTCATTAAAGGGTCGTAAAAAGAGATGAGTGTGGGCGAGTCATGGGCAATACAATCCATCTCATCGTGATCAAAGGGGCCGCAATAATCACGAGGATCAGGAAGAAAAACAAATTTAACGTTCCGTAAGGTTGAGAGCATAGCGGCAGCTCTGTTACCATATCTTTCACAATCATTACTACTGACTATGACCGTGTCATTAACGAAACAGTCGGACAGACCAATCGTGGGGTCTTCGGTACAGACCACTTTTCCAAGTGCTAGGACTACATTAGTCATAGTGCGACAAATACCAGCAGTGTGAGTGGTATTGAGGTGATCAAAGTTCACACTTTCTTTATAAGTGTTTATGGCAACAGTAGCGCCAAGTGAACTAGCACAGCCAAGCAAGGGAGAATTAGTCAAATAAGACACCGACATTCCAACTGCACTGGTAAATAGTACTTCCTCCCAAAAAGATACCGGTGTGTTGATAAGGGTCTGTTTGGTGTGCTCAAAACCACTCTTGACTTCATCAACATAATCGGCAACGACGTTCGTGACAGATTCCAAATTTGCTTCGTTGAAGACCGAACTAAAACCATTGGTCAAGTAGGACATATACGGGATGCTTTCGCAAATTACAACGGGCTCAACCAAAATGGGAGCTTGTTCATATTCGCTATGCTCATCGTACAGTTCTTGACACACATCGGCATTACCCAAATCACATACTGGGTCAGGTTCTACATCGTCGGGATCACTGTCACTATCGACCCAATCGAGCATCCAATCTGGTTCTATAGGCAGTGGTGAAGCGGTTGTGTGGACTGTCACTAGTTCGCCCATATCTTCGTCAATGGGTTCTTTAATCGTTAATGTGCCGGCATCTGCTAAGGCAGCAGTGTAGTAACCGTCGCCATAATTGATCATGGGGCCTTCTCCTGGGAATCCCAATGTTGAATTAAACCAACGGACATAGAATGTCGACCCGTTCGGCCAGTCGACCATCCTGTGATTGTGATCAATGGTGGTGTTCCCATATGTGATAATCAATTCATTTGCATGTTTACCAACGATAGCCACCAACACGTCATATACGCTCGAGCAAAAGGACGTCATTGCCTTAATCGTCCTTATTTGACCACTTTCGTTCCTAAGTTGGATGTATATCGTTTTGAATGCCAAGTAGTTAACGATGA